CAGTTATTTCACAGTTATTCAGAAACAAAAAAGGAGGGCAATCAGTAATGAATTACACTAGAGAAGAACTATTCAAACATAGTGGAGAATTACTTGAATTAATTGAAGATGTAGTTGCCTATTATTGTGACGAAAATAGGATAAGTGGAGAACTTGCTTACTCAATAGTTGAAGGTATTGGAGTTGCAAAGCAGTTACAGTTAATCCCAGAGTATGACCTATGATAACACCATTATCGCCATTAGTTGTTAATAAGAATAGGAAGGTAAGTTTTCCACAGAAAGTAACTCAAATAGGGGTAAATCTGTGGAAAAAGTATATAAAAACGTTTATAAATGTCTTTTTAAATATAACTAAGCGTTTTATATCGTTTGTAAAAAGTGTAATAAATAGCAAGTATTTTTGAGTATTAAGTATAATTTAGTGGGGATTATTGCCTGATCTTATTGTTATCTTAGCGAGCATCTTATCACGATCTCGCCAAAAAGTCAAGACCGCCCAGTAATATTTTGTAAGGTTATGTTGATTCACTAATTATAAACAATTCACAGTAACTTATAGGCACTAAGTGTTGACAAATAGGGCAAAATATGAGACAATTAAGTATAAAGAATTAATGCCTTTTTGCCTATGGTAATTAACAGCCAGCTGGCCCCCTGTCAGCAGTCGTTTCGTATTACTCTTAATTTGACAGTCGATCAGGATTTTAATCCACGGCAAATAGACTACCAGAGGCTGTTTGATCTGTCAGAATGGGAGAGTATTAACACGCATATCGAAGAATTATAGAAACCCATTACATTACACTTTACAGGCTACACGTTTATATTTTGGTAGCCTCTAAAGTGTTCCCCTAGTGTAAGGAGCGAATCGGGAGAAAGTCCAAAAGCCCCAACCGAGATAATTTCAAAGGAAAGGCATCACGGCCCAATTTCGATTCAAGTCTTAATTAGACTACGCAAAGGAGTTAGAATAGGCTTCTTACAAAACTTCTAAGAACTGGGAATCCTTAGAAGAGTCATAAGCAAAAATGACAATTGGATTAAGGGAGCTCTCACACGGCTCCCTTTTTTTATGGCAGTTCCTGGAGACTTGCTTATATACGGCACTTATATAAGCCCCCTCTATATGAGCATCTCTATATGTAGCCTTTAAACTGTCGCCCTATTAGATAAAGACACATTATGGAATTATTCATTCTTATTGGCGGCTGCTATGCTCTCTATACTGTAGGCATGGCAATTGCAACCGAACTAGACTATAGGGCTGTCAATAGAGATAGAGCAAAATTCAATCACAAGCCAAGCATCTCTATCAAAACTAATCCAAATTGCAATCACTAATATGGCCATCTCAACTTTCACAATTCAATTCAACGAATATGAATTAGAAACAATCTCATCAGCTCTTGCCGATTATAGAGACTATGCAGAGGGGGCTACTGATCCTATACTAGCACGATGCAATGCGATAGACGATAAGATAGACGAAGCATTTAATAATTGAAAATGATAACCATTTTCATTTCTAAGGCTGGGGGCTACACTTAAAACACTCATATGACAGTTGTTTGGGCGGTTCGTTGTTATCGTGGCGGTTCGCGTGATATAAAAAACCCTAACTACCCTAACCTACAGAGGTGACAATTCGACCTAGCTATATCTCTATATAAAAAAATTTCCCGTGGCCAAAATTGGTCTAATTACTTTTTTTCATACATAGCTTTGCTATGGTTCTTCGGGAAGTTATAAATATCTTTAAGATCAGTTGAGGGAGATGCAAGACCTACGAGATACAATTTACCACATATACGCAAAAGATAGTTGCATATATAACTGTTTAAATGAGGAAGAGTTTGAAGATACATGGGAGATGCTTAAAGTAATGGTAGGCATACTTAAGACGGATTATACTGAGAGTGACTTATCATATGTAAAACTACAAGGTAAAGTCGGGTATGGTGGGCCTGGAAAGATAATATATACCGAACCAATGGGAGAAGACTCATATTGACAATGTATAGATAAGGGTGTAAAATAATAGTGTAGTGAACTTATCTTAATGGCTAAAGGATTTAAAGTAAAAACAGTTGCACCAAAAGTTAAAGCACCTGAATGGGATATTGATGCAATTAAAGCACGAATGAAAGGAAAGGCAATTGTCTTCTGTTTACCAGGCAGAGGCACTTCTTATATCTTCCTTAAAAATTTCGTGCAACTATGTTTCGACATGGTGCAGAATGGAATGAGTATACAGATATCACAAGATTACTCTTCTATGGTAAACTTTGCAAGATGTAAAGTATTAGGTACAAACGTATTAAGAGGGCCTAAGCAAATACCTTGGGATGGTAAACTTAAGTATGACTATCAGTTATGGATAGACTCTGATATTGTCTTTGATACTAACAAGTTTTGGCAATTATGTGATCTAGCACTTCCTGCTGATGGTGCAGAGAAAGAAATAACTGCAGGATGGTATGCAACTGAAGATGGTTCTACTACCAGTATTGCTCATTGGCTCGAAGAAGATGACTTCCGTAAGAATGGTGGAGTGATGAATCACGAGACTGTGGAAACTATGAGCAAGAGAAAGAAACCTTTTACCTGCGATTACACTGGTTTTGGTTGGGTGCTTATTAAGAATGGTGTCTTCGAGAAACTGGAGTATCCTTGGTTTGCTCCTAAGATGCAAGTCTTTGAGTCAGGAGATGTTCAAGATATGTGCGGTGAAGACGTATCCTTCTGTTTAGATGCACAAGAGGCAGGTTATGAGATATGGGCAGATCCTCGCATTCGTGTAGGTCATGAGAAGACGAGGGTAATCTAATGGTCATCGCGTTCTTCTCGATACTCGTAATACTATTCATTATATTAGTATTAGTCACTTATTATAATCCACATCATTAAATATGGCAGTAAGATCAACAACTGGGTCAGGGGGTAGAGAGGTATATGTCTCTGTTCCAAAGAAGAGTCGCCAAGGTTCCTCGAAAAATACCAAGTATGCCGCGACTTCTCGTAATTCACCGAAGAAGCGTTACCGAGGTCAAGGTAAGTAATGTTAAGCACAAAATATCGTGTTAGACTTACCGACATATGTTGTCGGATTATATCTGAAGATACCGTTACTATTGAAGAAAGGGTGTGGATGAATAAATTATGTGAACATAACCAACAGGCAAAAGATCTTCGTGGTTCTTTGCTTTGCCCTGATTTATTGGAGTGGGATTAAATGTCTTGTCTTATTACTAACCTTCCATCCTATGAAGTATGGGTGCGAAAGGAATACTTAACTGACCATAAGAGTGGTCACGGTGAATTTGTCAAGGGGGTTTGGGTATCTGCTAAGTCAATACCTGGCCGTGCCTTTTACTTTGAAACATACTTACCTGAGTATGCTGCAATGTTTGATAAGTTACCAATATCCGCGTTTCTCTCGGAGCCTGAAATACCAGACCCTGATATGACTCTACATAACTTGCAATTCTGGAATTGTATGGATTATGGGGTTGTGGCAGTTCAAAAGCAGTTTATAGGGTCAATGCACTATGAAGTGTATACAAGAGACTTTGGAACGCAGACAGGAACCTATATTTGCACATTAGATAACTATCACCAAGACGTAGATGCGATAGATTACTCAACGAGTGAGCAGCCAGCAGAACATAAGTCACATAATCTAATCGAATTGGATAATGGGCAATTTGCATTGTATCCAAATAATAGAATGCGTATCTATGATAATAGTATTACACCCGAAGTTCCTAAGAATCCTGACTTTAAGGTATCAACAGTTTACTATCAAGTAGAGAATGGCCATGATCGTGATGGATTGGGGTCTGAGGAGAATTATTTCTGGAAAACGGCAAAAGAAAGAAATGATTTTAGTATAAATGTTGAAGTAGACCCTAATATTGGAGCAGGAAATACTGCGATTGATGGTTTAGGTTAAAAACTAGCACATATAGTGTCTAAATAGAACAAATGTTCGTTTAGGCACTTTTTTGTGTCTAATTGGAGGTTCCTATGTCAGAAAAAATGCTACGAGAGATCGCAAATGACTCTTTGACTCCTAAAAAGAGAGATACAGAGAGTTCTAGTGACTTTTTTGAGCGTCTTCGTGGAGAAGATGACGACGGTTTAGATTATGAAATAGAAAGTTACGAAGTTATTGCAGAATACCGTTAGAAAACCCTGATAAATAAAATATAGTACTATAAGCTTCTAATGCCAACTCAAAGAGTTAGTAAAAAGTTCAAAGATCTTAGTATGTCATTCAAGTTTAACCCTTTGAGTGGCGATTTGATTGCTTTGAGTAATGAAAACGCAATAGCGAGAGCTGTGCGTAATATAGTATCGACTACACCTGGTGAAAAGTTTTTTGATCCTGATTTTGGGTCTAGTATAGGTGAAATATTGTTTGAAAATGTTGATGAGATCACTGCAGTATCAATTCAAGATGAAATTAGG